GGCAGTCGAGTTCTTCGACGAGGCTTTCTTTGAGAAGGCCCAGCGTGCAGCGAAGTACATGGGCGTCAGCGCCAATCACCGGATCGCCGTCACGAAGGTGAGGGAGAATTCCGGGCAGATCATCGAAGACGTTCATCGCATCGACAGCGCCCACTCTGTGGATTGGGTTGTTTACCCATCTGCTGGTGGTGACATCATCTCGTTTGCGCGAGAGAGCGAAGGAGTCGATCAGGTGGAATTCTCTGATCTTACTCTCGATCAGATCAAGGAGCACGCTCCCGCTCTGCTCGAGCAGTACAAGAAGGACGAGAAGCTCGTCGCAGAGTCGGAGGCTCCGAAGCCCGATCCTGAGAAGGAGAAGGACGACAAGAAGGAGACCGCGGTGGCCTATGCTACCCCCGAGGATGTTGCGAAGATTGTCAAGGAACAGACCGACGCGATCCTCAAGGCTTCCCGTGAGGAGAACGAGAAGCGAGTCGAGGCTGGCAAGAAGATCAACGGCCAGATCACCTCGTCAAAGCTTCCTCCGAAGATCCAGGCACGGCTGATGGCCCAGTTCGGCGATGCTCTTGAGTATGACGAGAAGGCCGTCAAGGAATCGATCACTGAGGCTCAGGATGAGCTGAAGGAGGCGGGCGTCGGTCCGCGCATCAGCGGAATGGGTGCTTCGGGCACCAGTTCTGAAGGAGGGCAGGCGACCGTTTCAGTGAAGGAGTCCGTCGAGGCCCAGTTTGGGATCGGCAAGAAGAAGGAAGATCCGAAGGCCACTACCTCTGCTGCTTCTGGGAAGGAGAGCTAACCCGATGGCCCGAACTTTCGTTGAACCCGGTCAGCGCCGGCAGTTCACCCCAACGGTCCAGAACGTCGCTGGTGCCCTCGCCTGGAAGGATGGGTACTACGGCGTCATCAACGACGACAGCGCCTTCTACGGTGTTGCTCCGTCGGCAGCCGCTCGGGATACGATGCACATCCTGGACGGCGTCTGGGATCTGCCGTATGCCAGCCCGTACGGGTTCGACGCTTCGATCGTCCCGGCCGGTGCGAAGGTCTACGCTGTGCCAGTTCACCAGGCCACGTCTCTGAAGCTGTATCAGAATGGAGCCTCTCTGGCTGCTTCTGCTGTGGCCGTCGGACGAACCTGGGCAACTGTCGTGGCTGGGGCTTCTCTCGCGCGCGTCGTTCTCTTCGGCCCGCAGAACCAGTACTAGCAGTAGGAGGATCCAGTGCCAAACGCGATGGGCATCGCACCGGGCCGCCACCTTCGCATCTTCGATGCTTACATCGAGGCTCGCGAGCAGGCGGAAGCCGGTATGCTCGACGCCGAGGAATCGATGTCCACGTCGGACTTCGCCACTTACATGGGGAAGCTCGTCCGGCATTCGTTCCTCGAGCGCTTCGAGGAGGTTCAGGGAACCTGGGGCAGCTACACTCGAGACGTTCCTCTGGACGACTTCGAGGAGTACACCAGTTCCCGCTTCGGTCGGTTCCCGGATATCCCCGAGCACGCGCTGAACAGCGAGTACCCGGAAATGGCGATCCGAGAGTACGACGCTGAACGGCTTCGCCTGCGAGAGTGGGGCGCTGCGTTCTCGGTCACTCGGCAGCTTATCCTGGCTGACCGGCTGAACAAGATCTCGGAGCTTCCAACCCTCGCCGCTGAGGCTCTTGCTCGCACGATGAGCAAGAAGGCCGCGATCGACTCCCTTCAGAACAACCCGACGATGTACGACGGGAACGCTCTGATCAGCGTCGCTCACGGCAACCGCGTCACGACAGCTCTTGCTGCCACCGTTCAGGGCATGACTGATCTTCAGACGCTTGATCTGAAGTTCGACGACATGACCGACGATGAGGGTTACGCGATCGTCTCCCCGGGTGGCCGCACCCTCCTGATCCCCACTGAGCTCCGCTTCGTTGCTCAGGCGATCAACCAGAACCAGCTGCTTCCGAATGGTTCGAGCCAGCTGGAAGCGAACCTGATGCAGGGCTACTTCGACAACGTGATCATCGAGCCCTTCTTCACGGACGCGAACAACTACTACATCCTGGCCGATCCGACTGGTCGACTCTCGCCGATCGCGGCTGTCAACCTGTCCGGGAACAAGACCCCGTTCGTGGGCCTGAAGGATCCGGGCGTCAAGGCCATCCTTGGTGGCAATGACCCGTACTCCTTCGAGTTCGACGAGGTCAAGTACAAGATCCGGCATGACTTCCACTTCCGCCCCGTCGAGTGGCGCGGGATCATCGGAGCTATTGTCGCTTAGTTCGCGACTACCCCGTTCCTGAGGTAGGCACTCAGGACTAGAAAGGAAACTGGTGGCGGCAATGTCTGACTCCTTCAAGATCTCCCTCGGGATGATCGTGAAGAACGAAGAGAGGACTCTTCGCGCGGCTCTCGAGTCTGTGGCTCCCTTCGTCGACGAGATCGTAATCGGCCTCGGAGGGAGCTCTACAGACGACACGGAGGCAATCGCTCGAGAATTCACAGACAAGGTTTTCCCTATCGAGTGGACGGACAACTTCTCCGATGCACGGAATGAAGTCCTGAAGCAAGTGACCGGGGACTACCTGTTCTGGATCGACGGCGACGATGTTCTGCTTGGCGGAGAACACCTGCGACAGGTTATCCGTATCAATCCGAACATTGATCAATTCTTCATGGGCTATGATTACGCCCGCGACGAGAACGGCAACAACATTTGCTATCTTGTTCGTGAGCGTCTCATTCGCCTCCAGGATGAGTTGGTGGATCGTGGTTGGAAGTGGGTCGGCGCAATCCATGAGGTCCTTGTCCCTCAGAACTTCAACCCGTCGGGTATGCTGGTCTCGGAGATTGTGGTTCAGCACCACAAGCCCGCAGGAAAGCACGAAGCTGATCGAAACACCAACATCCTCTACTCCCAGCTCGCAGAGGGAGAGCCCAACCCGGATCCGCGAATCCTAGGGTACCTCTGCACTGAGAATGCAGGTCGAGGGAACTATCGGGAAGCCATTCTGCATGGTCAGCGGTTCGTCCAGCTGAGCAAGTGGAGTGAAGAGCGATACCAGATGCAGCATCGAGTTGCTGATATGTATCGCATGCTCGGGGATTACCCGAAGGCACTCGAAGCTGACTTCAAGGCTATCGAGATCCAGCCAGACTGGCCGGACGCTTTCCTCGGGATCGCAGAAACCTACAATCTGATGGGCCACTACCGAGCAACTGTGGAATGGACGAAGACGGCCACAACGAAGCCGTCGCCCACCACGATGCTCATCATCAACCCGTTGGACTACACATTCACACCGTCCGTAATCCTAGCCGCTGCTTATGCGCATCTGGGTGATTACGAGATGGCGCTGGAAAACTACAAACTGGCTTTCAACGTGAAGCCAGGACCTGAGATCGCTAACCTCATCCGCAATCTGGAGGAGGAGATCGAGCTCCATAAGTCGGTGGATGCATTCCTTAGGATTCGAGCTCACCTCGGATCTTACGACGAGTGGCTCAAGGTTCGAAAGCTCTTTGACTGCGTGCCCAAGCGCATCGAGATGCATCCGGCGATTCAGGACGCATGGAAACGATCCATGTTTCAGACGGCTCACATCGATGATCCGAAGATCATGGAGGACTTCTACAAGGACAATCCGAACTGGCATCAGGTTAAGGAAGATCAGCTGCTCAGTGAAGAATGGCTGTCCTATCCTCGCCTGAAGTTCGCGATCGATACGGCGATCAAGGCCAACGCCAAGAACGTCGTCGATTGGGGGTGCTCAGATGGATTCATTTCGCTACCACTCAGCAAAGCAGCGAGCTGTCACGTCACAGGGTTTGACCTCGATCCTCGTTGCATTGAGCTTGCTTCAGAACGAGCTGGACGACTTGGATACGATGCCAGATTCGAAACTGGCAACGTCGACGACCTCATCCCGGGTACGTGGGAAGGTGAGAAGGCTGATCTCGCGATCTTCTTCGAAACTATCGAGCATGTTGTCGATCCCGCACGTACACTTGCCGGAGTCGAGAAGTCGGCCAAGCGAATCGCAATCACGACTCCATATCTCGCTTTCGACGGAGGAAGACTCCCCGAGTGGGACAGGCTCGAACCCAAAGGACACCTGAGGGTCTTCGATCAGTACGACATCGAGCGGATCATCGCCCCACGAGGGAAGATCCACCAGCTTTATCCTTACCTCATGGCGCCAGAGAGAGGATGGCTCTTCGCTGACTATACGCCCGGAGAGCTTTACACTGGCAGCGAGATCATCATTGGTGCTCTCAATTCGCCAGAAGCCTGGAACCCGATGGACTTCGAGCGTCAGGGACTTGGCGGTTCTGAAACAGCCGTGATCCGCTTGGGCCAGTCGTTCGCGAAGCAGGGACATCGCGTTGTCACCTACTCCACGATTGATAAGCCCGGCTACTACGATGACGTTTGCTACAGGCCGACCGAGCACTTCCGACCGGACATCGAGTCGGATATGTATATCGCCTGGCGATCACCTGAAGCTGCCGACTGGGACATCAAGACGAAGCGGTTGGTCCTGTGGCTCCACGATACGGACTACGGCGATCGTCTGACCATAGAACGAGCTCGGCTCTTCGATAACTTCGTCGTCCTGAGCGAGTGGCACAAGGAACACTTCCAGCGATGTTACCCGTTCGTTTCTGAACACAAGATCGTCGTGATCGGTAATGGAGTCGACATCGAGCGGTTCATCCCTGATGTCCTGCCCACCCGCAATCCCAAGCAGGTGATCTACTCCTCGTCTCCTGATCGAGGTTTGGATATCATCTTGGAGCACATCTGGCCGAAGGTCATCGAGGCCGTTCCAGATGCTGAGCTTCACACCTACTACGGTTGGAACAACTTCGAGAAGTTCGCCAAGCAGTGGCCGCATCTTGCTGAGTTCCAGCGACGCTGCAAGGAGCTGATCGCTAACACGACTGGGATCATCCAGCACGGTCGAGTCGATCAGACAACACTAGCTGAAGCGTTCATGAGGTCGTCGGTCTGGTTGTACCCGACGTACTTCACTGAGACGTACTGCATCACAGCAGTCGAAGCTCAACTCGGTGGTGCCATCCCGATCACGAATCACCTGGCAGCTCTTGCTGAGACGGTGCGAAGTGGTTGGATCATTGACGGAGATGTTCATGATCCTGAAGTTCAGGAGCAATACGTCAAGGCAGTGATCACAGCTCTGCAAACGCCTATGGATAAGAGGCCGGAGCATGATCAGGTCAAGATCAATGCCCCAGCGTTGAGTTGGGATGACATCGCGGCAAGTTGGTCGCACGTCTTTCTGGAAGGAGATACTCTAAGTGGCGAACGTCCTCTACGACGTGGGCAGGAACTACTTCCTGAACGGGTCGATCAACTGGGCAGCGGGACCGATCCGAGCTCAGCTCGTTTCGATCGTGAATCAACCAACGGCGTACGTGTTCAACGCGAGTCTGAACACAGTGTTCGGGAGCGTCCCGACTGGCTCGAGGGTTGGCTTCAGCGCACCTAGCCTCGCGAACCTCACAGCGACTGCAGGCATTGCTGACGGCGATGATACAGTCTTCTCAGCTGTTTCTGGACCCACAGTGGGTGCGATCCTTCTGTTCAAGTCCACAGCAACTGCGAATGCATCTGACTGGCCTCTGATCGCCTACATCGACACGGCGACCGGTCTGCCTGTGGGTCCGAACGGCGGTGATCTTACACTGCAGTTCGACAACACGACCAACAAGATCTTCAAGCTCTAGGAGACATCATGGCGGCGATTGAACAGACAATCGAACACGGTGACATCCTCACCGTCAAGGTCAAGCCAGATCCGGTCGTTCCTCCAGTCG